CCTAATTCTGTTAAATATATTACTATCATGTTAGATGAGGATGCCCCTAAAATATATGGACTTGATGAAGTTGATACAGAAAAACCCATTTATATTCTCGAAGGGCCTTTCGATTCCTCATTCGTGGAAAACTCGGTTGCTATGTGCGGCTCCGATCTTGATATTGGGTCGTTTGGTTGGAGCGATCATATTTGGGTTTTTGATAACGAACCTCGCAATCGAGAAATCAACAACAGAATCTCCAAAGTCATTGATCGAGGAGAGAAAGTAGTCATTTGGCCTCAGAATATTGAGGAAAAGGACATTAATGACATGATCTTAGGTGGACATGACGTAAAGAGTGTGTTAAAATTAAATACATTCTCTGGATTAAAAGCAAAACTTAAATTCAATACTTGGAAAAAAATATGAGCAACGGAACAAAAGTTGTAAAAAGAGATGGTTCAATTGAACTATTAGACCTAGATAAGATGCACATCATGGTTGAAGAGGCATGTAAGGGTCTTGGAGGGGTGTCTGCAAGTCAAGTTGAGATACAATCAGGAATACAATTCTATGACGGTATAACCACTGCTGAGATACAGGAAATCTTGATAAAATCAGCAAGTGACCTCATTTCTGTAGATAATCCGAATTATCAGTATGTAGCTGCACGTTTATTATTGTTCTCTGTTCGCAAAAGTTTATACGGTGGTATCAGAGATTTACCTCATTTAGAGCAGCATATCTATTCTTGCACCAATATTGACGTATATGATAAAGATATATTCACCAAATACTCAAAAGAGGAGATTGATAAAGCGAATGGTTTTATAGATCATAGTCGCGACTTTCTCTTTACATATGCCGGACTTCGCCAAGTAGTTGATAAGTATCTTGTTCAAGACCGCAGTGGTGGTGGGGTTTACGAATCGCCACAGTTCATGTATATTATGATTGCTCTGACAATATTTGCAGAGTATCCCAAAGAAATTAGACTTAATTACGTTAAAAAGTACTACGATGCCATTTCAAAACACAAACTCAACATCCCCACCCCGATCATGGGGGGAGTCAGGACACCACTCAGGCAATTTGCATCTTGCGTTCTCGTTGATATTGATGACACCTTGGATAGTATTTTTAGTTCTGATATGGCCATTGGTCGTTATGTCGCACAAAGGGCTGGAATCGGTATTAACGCAGGGCGAATCCGTGGGATCAACGCTAAAATCAGGGGTGGAGAAGTACAGCACACAGGGGTTATACCTTTTCTCAAAAAGTT